CCGAACGCAACCAGAATGCGCAAGACGCGCATTAGAAACGCGGTTGTTAAGCAGGTCGAATACCTGGAATACCACGGCATCATTTCACGGCACGACGTGGACGAAGACGGCGTTTCAATCTTTGTTCCTGGGGAAGGCAAATAGGAATGGCTAAGCGTCTAACTACACCACCTGGAAACCCGCTAAGGGACTTGAAGCGCATACCGGAAGAATTGCGGAACACAGACCACTGGGTAGCGCGCGGAAGGAAGGGCGAAGCCTACCGGAAATACAAGGCTAAACAGCCCTGGAACCCCGTAAAAGGCACTTGCGCGGATTCTACAGACCCTAAGACCTGGGCGAGCTTTGAAGCGTGCTACGAAGCCGTTAGAAGGCGCGAATATAGCGGCGTTGGCTTTGCCCTTGCGGGCGACTACGTTTTCATAGACCTTGACGGCGTTATAGACGCTAAGGGATACGTATTGCCTTTGGCGCTGGAGATTATCGAAGCCGTAGACAGCTACACGGAGGTAAGCCCCAGCGGGCGCGGCTTTCACATCGTGGCGAGAAACCCAGGCATGACCCTTGCGCAGAAGGCACGCGCCTTCAACCTCACACCCTACACAGTGGAGCGTTACGGCGGCGGCGTTAAGGTGCCTGGTATTGAAATGTACGTGGAAGACCGATACATGACAATGACCGGGCGCATATGGGAAAAGCGCGGCGCGATAAAGGACGCGCCGGAAGCCCTGGAATGGGCCTATAGCGCCTTCATAGGGGAAGACCCCAACCAGGTACAGGGGGCGGCGGTTGAATCCCCTAGAACGCCTTACACGAAGCCACAGGAAGCCGTTAGCGGCGACGTTGAAGAGGTATGGGCGGCTATGCGCCGGGGAAGGCACCGGGAAGAGATAGAACGTCTTGCGCGTGGCGACTTTGAGGGATACGGGGACAACAGCCACCCATTGGCGAAACTGTTGGACCATTTCGCCTTCTACACGAACCGAAACCCGGTTCTAATGCGTTCGCTTGTCGAATCTTGCGACGTTTGGCGCGGGAAGTTCAACGAATCGCGCGGAAACGTGGACTTCCTGGACTACGAGATACAGCGGGCCATAGACCGACAGATTAAGCGCGGACGGCCCACGTTCGCAGAGTATCCACTCTACAAGGCCACAGGAGGCCGTTAGACGGGCTTTAGCAACGAAAGCGACCAAATACCCTAGCAACCGAATAAAACGCCTAAAATCGCCCCTACAGCGCCCCACAGGGGCGTTTTTCTTTTGCCCACGGTGCGGCATACGCGGAAGCGGCGACAGCGCAACGGTTCTACATGGTTTCGTCAAGACGCGCAAAACTATGTAGAAGTGTTCCCCCAAACCATGTAAAAGTGTTGCGCCCCAGGTCAAAGCCCCAAAACGGCAACGCCAAACCCAGGAAAAGCGTTAAGCCCAAGACGAAGCGCCCAAAACCGTGTACAAGTGTTGCGCCCCAGGTCAGAGCCACAAAACAAGCCCAACGCACCAAAAGCCGCCCAAAACCGTGTACAAACGTTACGCCCTTTACCTGGGCTTTTCCCAAAACCGTGTACAAGTGTTGCGCAAACCGTGTACAAACGTTGCGGAACCGTGTACAAGTGTTGCGCCCTCAAGGCCCAAAAAGCCGTTGCCACCAGGCATTTAGCGCCCGTCCCGTCTTACCGACAAGAATTACAAGCTATTTCTATCTATTACTTCACACAGAGAAAGGAGGGGTTACTAGTAAGACAGACTTACTTGTTAGTAGGAGCGCCCCAAAATCTTTTCTTCATTGCCTGGAGCGGAAAAGCGGGCGGGCGAAAAAACGCGCGGAAGCTTTCGACATTCCCCGTCATTGCCATAAAGACAGCAAGACAGCTTTAATGCATAAGTGTATACCAATGATGCATGTTTTGCTATGATTGACAGCTTGCATATGGTAAAATCATATATAGCTATTGACGATTGACTATCGTTCATTGACTTTTGGGGGGTGAAGAAGTGGGATTCTTGCAGACATTCAAGCGGCGTTTTCGTCCTGGGCGCGAACTTTCGCAGGTTCAGACGCTTACGGGCAACACGGCGACCTATACGGCATTCAGCGGCGGCGCTTACGATAACGACATTTACCGTGGCGCGGTTGACGCTATCGCACGCAATGCGGCAAAGCTCAAAGGGGCGCACATCGTCACCGGGGCGGACAACCAGGCAAAGGCCGGGGACAAGTCACTAGACAGGCTTTTGCAGATTCAGCCAAACCCCTATATGACGGCCTACGACCTTCTTTACAAGCTTTGCACCCACTATTACTTGAACAACAACGCCTTTGCCTTCCTGGACAGGGACGGGCGCGGGGCCGTTCGCAACGTGTACCCCATCACCTGCACCCAGGCGGACTTCTTGACCGATGCAAGCGGGCGGCTTTTCGTGCAATTCCGCTTTAGGAGCGGGAACACGTTCGTTCTTCCGTATGGCGACGTTATCCACTTGCGGCGCAACTTCAACAGCAACGACCTTATGGGCGACACCAACGAAGCCCTTTACCCGGCCCTGGAGCTAGCGCACACGGAAAACGAAGGAATCATAAACGGCATCAAGAGCGGCGCGACCATTCGCGGCATTCTGAAATACACCCAGGTTCTTGCACCCGAAAAGTTGAAGGCCGACAAGGAAGCCTTTATTGCCGAATACCTGGACGTTGCCAACAATGGCGGAATCGTGGCGACCGACTCAAAATCGGAATATGTGCCTATTGACTCGAAGCCGGTAACCATCGACCCGGAGCAGACGAAGGCCACGGCGACGAAGATTTACAACTACCTCGGAATTTCCGAGAAAATCGTTAATAGCACCTACACGGAAGACGAATGGGGCGCGTTCTACGAGTCCGTTATTGAGCCGTTCGCCCTTCTGCTTTCCCTGGAGTTCACGCGCAAGGTTTTCACGGAGCGCGAACGCGCATTCGGCAACGAAATTCGTTTCGGCGCGGGGCGGCTTATGTACGCATCCAACCAAACGAAGATTGAGACGGTGCGCGAGCTAATGCCGTTCGGCGTTCTTACCGTCAACCAGGCTTTGGAGATTCTCAACCTTCCGCCCGTTGAAGACGGCGACAGGCGCTTGCAGTCGCTCAACAACGCCAACACGGAGATTGTGGACAGCTACCAGCAGCAGAAGGCGGCGGGGACGGCCCCGGACACTGAAAAGGGGGCTACGGCATGAAAGAGCTAAGGACAGCGGAAATCAAGGCGGACGCGCCCACGGCAGAGGGCGGCGGAAACCTTGTTTTGATAGGTACGCCAATCGTCTACGACACCCCGACAACGATTAACGACCCAGCGGGAAGCTACACGGAAGTTATCAAGCGCGGGGCGCTGGACGGCGCGGACATTGCGGACAGCCGTTTGCTTTACAACCACGACCTAAACCGCATCCCGCTAGCGCGTACACCCAAGACGCTTCATTTCAACGTCACCGGCAGGGGGCTTGAAATGCGGGCGGAATTGCCGGACACGGAGGAAGCGCGTTCTATCTACACGGCAGTGAAGCGCGGCGACCTATCCGGCATGAGTTTTGCGTTCAAGGTGCCACAGGGCGGCGACAGCTACGACCCGAAGACCAACACGCGCACTATCTCAAAGATTGAAAAAGTCTACGAGGTCAGCGTTTGCCCGTTCCCGGCTTACCCGGCGGCAAGCGTTGAAGCGCGGAAGGCACGGCAAGACGGATTGAACCGCCTGGAAGCACTGAACAACGCGCGGATTCTTGCAAACATCATTTTGGCAAAGGAGTTTTAACTATGTTTAAGACCGTTCAAGACGCATTCAACCACTACCGCAACTATTCCCTTGCGGACATTGAGAAGCGCGCCCAGGAGGTCAAGGGCGTTATTGAGACAGACCCCGGCGTAGACATCAAGGCCCTTAACATTGAGCTTACCGGCCTTGCGGAAGCCAAGGCCAACGCCCAGGAGAAGCAGGGCGACCAGGGCGGCGCACAGGGCGCACAGGAGCCGGAGGCACGCGGCTACAACCCCATCACCGGCGCGAACTTTGCGGGCGGAAGCTACCAGGCGACCACGGGCGACGTTTACGCAAGTGCGGAGTACCGCAGCGCCTTCTACAAGACCCTTACGGGCAAGAGCCTTAACCAGGCGGAGAAGACCGCATTTAACCGCGCTATGGAGATTGAGAAGCGGGCAGGTTCGGACGCTTACACCACTTCCGGCAACACGCCCGTTATCATCCCCACGGCGACCCTTAACGAGATTGTGAGCAAGGCACGCAACGAGGGCGGCACGCTTTCCATTGCCCGCGCATTCAACATGCCCAGCAAGATTAGCATTCCCGTTGCAACGCCTTCCGCCAAGGCGGCATGGCACACGGAGGGCGCTACCGTGAACACGGAGCAGCCCGACATTGCCAACGTCACCTTTGACGCTAACGAGATTATCAAGATCTTCTCTATCAGCGCCAAGGTTAAGAACATGAGCATTAGCGCGTTTGAGTCCTACCTCGCGGACGAACTCAACAAGTGCGTCTTTGAGTGCATCGCCGACAGCCTTATCAACGGCACCGGCACCAACCAGGGTATGGGCCTGGAGCACGGCGTTACCTGGAACGCCACCAACAGCGTTACCGTTGCCAAGGGCGGCGCTATTTCCTACGCGGACGTTGTTAACGCGGTTGCCCTTCTGAAGCGCGGCTATTCCAAGGGCGCTAAGTGGGTTATGAACAACGCCACCCTTTACCGCGTCTTCTACGGAATGCTGGACGGCAACAAGCGCCCCGTATTCATCGCCGACACCCAGAACGACGGCATTGGCAAGATTCTGGGCTTTGACGTTGTGATTGACGATTATGTAGCCGACAACGTTTGCTATTTCGGCAACTTTGGCTATCTGGGCTACAACCTTGCCAACGGCATTGCGGTTGAGTCTTCTACCCAGTCCGCCTTCCGTTCTGGGCTTATCGACTATCGCGGCATGGCAATTGCCGACACGCGCGTTATCGTGCCGGAAGCTTTCGTGAAGCTTTCCATTGCCACGGCCTAGCGGCAAAGGGGGCTTGACGCATGGCACAGGTTATCAGCATTGACGAAGCCCGCGAGTGGTTGCGCCTGGACGGCACCGACAACGACGCGGTTGTTTCCGGGCTTATCGAAGGCGCGGCGGAGTACATCGCCATTGCTACGGGCCTGGACGCGAACGCGCAAGCACAAAGCCCGTTGGCAAAGACGGCGACGAAGTTTCTTCTTTCGCTTTGGTACGACCCAACGCAGACCGACACCGACAGGCTGCAACGCTCGATTGACAACCTGCTAAAGGCGGTAGCGCACGTGGGCTAAAGGTGAGTGGTGGGCTATGAAGGAATGGGCTAGACCGTTCTACACTTCCACGGCCTGGAGGAAGACCCAAAGGGCCTACATGGAAAGCAAGCACTATGTATGCGAGCGTTGCGGGAAACCCGCCTACATAGTCCACCACAAGACCTATCTAACGCCTAAGAACATAGGCGACCCGGCAATAACGTTGGCATGGGACAACCTGGAAGCCCTATGCCAAACGTGCCACCAGCACGAGCATTTCATAAACAACCAGGTAACGGCACCGGGCTTGCGTTTCGACGCATCCGGGCAATTGACAAAGGAATAGGCGTTACGTTGCAGCAGACCGTTTGGGCCGTGGCCCAACCGTAACCCACGCGCAAGACCTATGGGGCCTTTGCCGGACTAGTCACCCGGCGGCGCTAACTAGTTCTTTCCGGTTCTTTTCTTAGCGGTTCTTGTATCGGCCCCGGGCGGCGTGGAGTGGCGACCTACCCAGGCGCAAGGGCGGCAAGCCACGCGGTACCGCACGGAAGGGCTAGGCGGAAGCCTACGAACTGGAGCGGGCTACCTTCTTCACCCAAACCGGCTAGCGCGGTTCAAACGGCCTACTGGAGCGCAACGACCTAACCCGGACACCCCCAGCCCCCGAACGGACGGAAGGCGCGGCGTTATCGAGCTGCCTACCTTTCCTTACCCGTCCGGGGTTTTCCATATGAGGGGGGTATATTTTGATATGAAAGACAGCAAGACAGCTTGACATGTGGGGGTAATGGCATGGAGATAGACAAAGACAAAATCAGACGCGCGGAAACGCGCAAGCTCAACAAGCTTGTTAAGGCCGTGCCGGACGAAAAGAAGACCATAGCGCAAAGCCTAACTAGGGAACTTGTCTTCATGGCGGGGACGCTGGAGGAGCTAAGGGCGTTCGTTGACGAAAACGGCGCGGTTGACAACTTCAAAAACGGGCGGCAAGAGATGCTAAGGGAATCCCCGGCGTTGAAGAGCTACAGCACGCTTATTCAGCGCTACAGCCTTCTTTACAAGCAGCTTTGCGACCTGCTGCCTAAAGAGGTAGCCAAACAGGCGGAAGACGAACTAATGAACTTCCTGGGCATGGGCTAGGGGGCGGCAAGGCATGAACTACCTAAAAGCCTACCTGGACGCGATAGAAGGCGGTGAGATTGTCGTATGCAAGCGGATACGGAAGGTTTACACGCGCCTTGTCTACGAAGCGGAAAACCCCGGCAAGTATCGCTTTGACGAAGAGCGGGCAAACCGCCCCATAGAATTCATTGAGCGCTTTTGCAAGCACAGCAAGGGCGAATGGGCGGGGCAACCCGTGCGCCTGGAGCTATTCCAGAAAGCTTTCATTAGTGCCCTGTTCGGCTTTGTTGACAGCAAGACAGGCTTTAGAAAGTACCGTGAAGCCTTCTTCATGGTTGCCCGGAAGAACGGAAAAAGCACGATGCTTGCGGGCATAGCCCTTTACATGTTGCTTGCGGACGGGGAAGCGGGCGCGGAAGTCTACAGCGTTGCCACCAAGAAAGACCAGGCCAAAATCATATTTGACGAAGTTTGCCACATGGTCAGCCAAAGCCCATACCTACGGAAGCACATAAAGAAGCGCAAAAGCGACCTTTACTTTTCGGCTTCAATGAGCAAGCTACAGCCGTTGGGAAAGAATTCCGACACCCTGGACGGCCTTAATTCGTCTTGCGTAATCCTGGACGAAGCCCACGCGGTGAAAGACCGCAACTTGTACGAGGTTATGAAGCAGTCGCAAAGCTCTAGGACACAGCCCCTTTTCGTAACAATCACCACGGCGGGAACCGTGCGCGAATGCATCTTCGACGATATGTATTCCTACGCTTGCAAGGTTGCGGACGGCGTAATAACAGACCCAACATTTTTGCCAATCGTCTACGAGCTGGACAGCAAGGCCGAATGGAAAGACCCCGGCGCATGGTTCAAGCCAAACCCAGGGCTAGGACGGATAAAGAAGCTTGAAGACCTAATGGCGAAAGTCGAACGCGCAAAGCAAAGCCCAAAAGACCTTAGCGGCATTCTCTGCAAGGACTTCAACGTAAGGGAAACGCTGTATAACGCATGGCTTGACTTTGACACGATTAACAACGAATCGACATTCAGCCTAGAGGACTTCCGGGGATGCTACGCCATAGGCGGCGCGGACTTGTCACTAACGACAGACCTAACGTGTGCAACCGTCCTAATGCTCAACCCGGAAACGCGACAGCGCTACGTTTGGCAAATGTATTGGCTACCGGAAGACAACTTCAACCAGCGCGTTCAAGAGGAAAAAATACCCTACGACAAATGGCGGGAAGCGGGCCTGGTAAGGCTTTGCCGGGGCAACACAATCGACTATTCGGACGTGACGGCCTGGTTTCTGGAGCTAGTCAACGAACACGGCATTACGCCCCTATGGGTTTACTACGACAGCTGGAGCGCCCGTTACTGGGTTGAGGAAATGGAGGGCTACGGCTTCAAAATGGAGCGGTGCATACAGGGGGCCAAGACGCTTTCACTGCCAATGCAAAACCTGGGCGCGGACTTGCAGGCAAAGAAAGTCAACTACAACAACAACCCAATCTTGAAATGGTGCCTAACCAACACGGCGGTACAGGAAGACAGGAACGGCAACATAGTCCCAAAGAAGGCAAGCAGCCCGAAACAGCGCATAGACGGCACGGCAAGCCTTCTGGACGCTTACGTAGGGCTTTACGAGAAATACAACGAGTTTCTAAACGCACTGTAGAAGG